ATGGCATTCACCGCAAGCGTAGTACCGGTTTGCCCGGCGCTTGAAGTTGTACCACCGGCGCTAAAGGTACCAGTTACGTGCTTGATCGCAGTTTGGTCTTCAAGCCAGGTATAACCGGCAGCATTGTACACAGAACCATCACGGTACTGCTTGCTGATGTCGGTGGCTGGGTTGAGTAGGCCAGACAGCGAGCCAGTTAGCCGAGCCATGCTGTGCGGGTCAAGGACGATCTTACGGTCCAGAAGCGGAGCCGAGTTGTCAGCTAGAACAGCACGCGAGTCCAGGACTTGTTGAAGACCGGGGGCTAGGATGTTGTTGCTAGCGTCGAAGTTGGCTACGAGGTTACAGACGCCACCTTCCGAACCGGCCATGATGGTGCTGGCGATGTTACCAGCGAGGTTGTTCATGGCAGGGAGCAGGAAGCGCTCGGCGTAGTCGTCAACACTTAGGGTCTGCTCGGCTGAGCTGAAGCTGAGGTCAACGTGACGCTGAGTAGCCAGAGCAAGAGTTAGTTGTTGCTCTTGGCTGTCTTGAGCTTGTAACCCAGGACCGTCGGTGACGGTGTAGTCAAGGGGCAGCCTGACACGCAGTTGAGAACCGATCTTAGCGCCGTTGATGGCGAAAGAGCTGTCGTACTGGGTGTTAAGATTCTGCATGAAGGCGTTGCTGTTCTTGAAGATCATGACCGCCTCAGCCGTGATCATACTGATAGTAAGTAGGCTGTTAGCCACTGTATGTGTTCCTTTCTTGGTCTGGCAAGAATCGCCATGACACTATTGACAATTTTGATTCTTTTCGGTGCCAGGGGTCCGAGAGGGTACAAGGCAACACACGAACTTATACTGCGTCACGGTAGTGATTGGCTTCGCCAACTGCTCCGCAGCGCTATGGGATTCGGTACCCAACAGGATGTTAAAGTCTATCCAGGAGACCTAGTTACGCCCTTGTGCCCATCGTGAACCTTGCTTGGCTCTGGCAGCGGCATAAGCTTTCATGTCGTCTGTGTCAGCCACTCGCTGTAGGTCAAGAACTGGGCTGGGGGAACCAGCGACAGGCTTGATCGGAGCTGGGGCAGATGAGACGGGGGTTTGACGAGGGGTGCCGAGCATGTTTGCAAGCTTGGCCATCTCAGCGGCTTTACGGATGGGTGTAAGGGCCGAGATACGTTCCGCTTCGTCGAGGTTGGTGCCGAGGTGATGGAGAACAGCAGTACCGTCTTCAACTGCCATTGCAGCGTCCAGAAGGTCCTTGTTCATAAACCCAGCAGCGACTAGGGTGTCTACTGAGTCTTTCCAGTCGGTAAACTTACCGGCACCGGCACTGTACATCTCGTCCGCTCGACGATTAAAGTCTTGAACTTCCGCTTGGGCTGCTACAGCAGCGTCGAAGTCCGCTTGACTGTACGTTTTTGGTTGAATAGAGATTTGAGGAGCATTGAGAGGTGGAGTAGCTGGTGTCTGACCATTAGAATTCAGAAGAGCTTCCGCAGCAGCTAGGCGAGACTTAAAGTCTTCAACTTCCTGTGCGCGAGCAGCTAGTTCTTGGTCCTTGCCGGACAGGGTCTTTGTAAGATGCCCCACACGTCCCTTGAGGACCTCCTCAGCGGTCTTCTTCGGCTTTACCGGAGGATCAACTACGGGATCAACAACAACAGGGTCAGTGGGGTCACTGTTACCGTCATCAACAACAACGGGATCAACGGGGTCAGCAACAACAGGTGCTGGATCGATTGTTTGTTCTAGGCGGGGGTCAGTAGCGGTTTCAGTAGTCATAAATTTCCTTTTTCTTCTGTTTATAGCCTGTAAGCGGCTGCACGGTAAGGATTACCGGATTGGAATTACATTGTCTGTGATTAAGGACCTTGGCATCGGATCGATACCGGCCGCTTCACGTAACTCGTTTAGGTCAATCGGTGGAGCTGCCTTTGCCTCCCCTTCAAGGATAAGCGCTTCAGCAATCTCATCTCTGATGTGTTCACTGTACTTGAACTTGCCAGTTTCCGGATCAGGACGTAACATCGAGGTAAGCGCTCGTCGAGCGTCACCGATGAACTCTGGCCAGCAGCGATCAGCAAAGATGTGGACGTTAGGGTACGTCTTATAGAAGCGATTATTGGACGCGAGGACTTCGTACACTTCACAAGCAATTTCGTACGCAGTCTTAGCTACCAGTTTATGGGCAATCTTAGGCATTGTCGCTATAACTCGCATCGTCTTGAAGGGAATTATCAAGTGCCTTAGCGGCCATTGCAATTTGTCCTTGATGCTCTTGCATGGCTAGGTCGTGTTGCCACTGTAGAATGTCTTTCTTACTTGGATTAGTTTTCAACAGTACGTCAATCCTGTCTGTGATTGCTTTGTAAACGTCCACCTCTTTCTGTGAGTCCTTGTCTCTTACTTTAGTCTGTAGTTCGACCAGTTTCGTTGACATGGACGCGGCGAGTGCCTGAGACGCTTGTAGCTGTTCTTGTAGTTGTTGTACTTGACCGTTTGTCTCGCCAAGAGCTTGTGGAGGAACCATCCGCTTAAGACGCTCAGCAGCTTGTTCAGCCATTGGGAAGTCCGCAGCGAGCAACACCAGGTCGCCAATGATAGACATAAGCTCAGGGGCGGTGGAAGCGATCTGTGACAATGCGTTAAACGCTTCTTGTCTGCGGGTCGCATAGTCTGGACCCACGTCGCTTACCACTTCGTACTTACCGACCTTTGGGTTAAGGACAATCTGATCCGCTTCAGAGGAGAGCTGTGCCTTGTGCTTCATGAACGCTTGCTTGGCGTCCGGATCGAGTTGGACGATTTCAGACGTACCATCCTCAGCCATAATATTAATAATACGAGGAGTGTCGTAAATCTTCGGAATAAGATCGATGATGATCTTGCCGAGGCGACGGATGGCCCGTGCTTGGTTCTCGATGAAGTGGTAAGTGGCATTCTCACCTTGGCGCTGGCGGGCCTGGATGGCGGTACCAGAGCGTTCGTTACCCGGTTGACCCATGATGGGCTGGTACTGACCGCTGACCATCATCATGTCGTCAGCAGCGTTCTTCATACCCTCCTGATATAGAGGAGCACCGGTAGGGGGAAGAGGTCGTGCTGGGGCTTCTAGAGGATTGCCGTCGTCGTCCATGTGGTTCCAAACCAACACGGAGTAGTTGACAAGGTTAGCGGATGCCCAGGCGTCTTGACCTTCGATGGCAGCGGCGGAAGCGATCCAAGGAGTCTTGCTTTGCAACGCACCGTATTCAATGGCAGCCGAGTTATGGGTAGGTACCATTCCTTCTCCGACAAGGAAAAGGTGATTAGGTGTATCTACACCAAGACAACGAACCGGACGAGATTCAACCGGAACAACAGATACAATGTGATGTCGTTTTGTCCGACGAGGATTAAAATTACGCTCGCGCTGTTGAACTTTACGCTTACGTTCTAGGCGGAATACTTGAATACTTGAAATTGGATTAAAGATTACTTGAGTATTCGGTAGACACTCAGAAATATTTCCTCCAGGAAACTTACGAAGGGACGCAGCGATATAATTAAGTTTTACTTTCAGTCCGAGAGAACGAATAAGTTCAACGATATCATCAATAATAATTTGATTAGTATTACTGAATACACATTGATTAGTTGTTTTATGAATACAACCATCTGTATCCATTAAACCTTGCAAAAGAGCTAAGCGTTGAGAATATGATGCCCTGAGATATAAGTCAGGAATGTGTTTATTACCAAAAACACCAGCTTCTCTTAGTTTAGAGGTGAGACCTTCGATACGAATAGAATTTGCATGGTTATATGAACTAATTTTCACATTATGACCACAATTACGCAAGATATTTGACATATCTTGAACGTCTTCATGGCCGCTTGTAATAACACCGGCTAGCGTAGTTCCATCACCTAACCACGCTCCAAGTGTATAGGGGTCAAGTGGTAGTTCTTTTTCAGGTAGATCAAAACCTTCAGTAACATAAATATAATGTTTACCGGGAATCATCTCTTTAGTTGAGATATCTTTCTTTGACCAGATCATCCCCGCAGTCTTACGTTTACCACGATCTTCTACGGTCCACTTATGATCGGCATCAGTGACTACCGAAGTACCATCATCAAATGTTACTCGGTAGCAATCTTTATTAATATGAATTGGACTTAGGCCAAGAACTTTTGCAGGTTTACCGTTCTCATCTAGAAGATAATCTCCTGGTCGAACCTCGCCGATAGTCGTCCACCCGGTGGGTGTCGGAACAGGGGTCTTAAGGTCCAGAAGAGCGTTGTAGTTGATCATCCGTTGCGAATCGACCATCGAACGGATGTGACCCTTACGGTCCATTTCACCTTCGATGACTGTCTTGTGTCCGAACACCGGGACAACAGGAATGGTAGACCCCGCCCAGTCCGCTTTGTCAGCGATGTCGTCGCCGATGATCTTGCACCACTTGACCTTTTTACGGACAAGTTCGCGAGTCTTAGTAGACGGATCGTCTAGTTGCTCACGAAGGGCTTTGCGAAGATCACCTTTCCAAGAAGCCGTTTCAGACTTAAAGATTGGAGTTTGTTCACCGGTGATCGGGTTCTTAAAGACAATAAGCGTATCGCGCTCTTCATCGATGTAGAAGTACTCGGCGATCCGTACGTGCTTTTCGGCGATCCATCCTTCGTCGTTGCCGAGAGCAGTGTGAAGACAACGATCAATGTACTCGGGGTACTGGATGTCAAATTCATCCCGAGGCATGTCTGTAAAGATAAAAGCGAACCGAGCGTCGGAGGCGTCTGGTTCAGTTGCATCAGGATCGATGTAAGCGCTTAGGGGATCGGGTACAGAGACGATCTTCATCTCTTGGTCGAACGTGTCGTCGTCACAGTAGTCAGTGACAACTCTAAGGACACCGTAACCGCTGATTACTTGGTGCTTGAATGCGTGGGCGTAGTGGGACTGTGCGTCGGAGATGTATTCGATGTGACGAACAACACCTTCAAGGATTTCGGACGCTTCAAAGGTGGCTTCGTTGCCAACAGGCTTGATACGGATTTGTGTTTTGTTTTGAAGAGCGTCATTGATGATCATGTCACAGTGCTTGGCAGATTTGTTGACCGTCAGGCAAGGGCGTTCATCACCGGTACCAAAGCCACGGGCATTTCGGGCGTTGTCTGGCCACTGATACATGTTGTAAGAGTCGGCATTGTAAAACTTATAGTCTTCAAGCCAGCGCTTACGAGCAATTGCTTCCCACAGGTCACAGCGCTTGAAACGTTGCTTAGCCTCTTTTAGAAGCTTAGAATCGCTGTCTTCGCCAATCTCTACGTTGTCGTCGTCTTGCACTAAGTGTCCTTAGCCTTGCGCTTCGTACCGGCCATTTTACGCATCTCGTCCACATTAGGTGTGGTTGACTTACGAACAACCTTTTCGGGATCAGCCCAGGAGGTTTGAGCTTTACGCTGAAGTTTAGCCATTAGGGGAGATTTTCCATTTGGTAGTTGTGGGGGTCCAGCGTACCAGACCCCCGTTGTAATAACACTATTAGTACAGGAGACTTACGGGACCGAGGTTAGCGGTGTACGTGGTCGCGGGAGTAAAGTTAGCGCTGGTACCGAACGCACCAGTAGCGGAGCCGGTAACTAGCGGAGTGGTAGAAACCACCGGAGCCGGGAAGTTGTACACGGCGGGGTGGGCAGTCGTACCGTTGGACTGTACAGCGATGTAGTAAGTACCGGGAACAAGAGCAACAGTGGAAGTAAAGGGAATTTGCTGCCAAGTACCAGCAGTGCCAACAAGGACACCAGCAAGCGCCGAGGTGGCGACAAGAGCGCCGGTGGAGTCGTGCAGTTCAACGAGCCAGTTGTCAGTACCACCCGTGGAACCAATAAGAACTTGGACACCGGTAATAGTGGCAACGGGAGCAGCCTCAACAGCACCACCATCAGCGGCGGAGGGGTTTGGGGCGTTTACGTCAATTGAGCGGTAATAACGAGTACCGGCGACAGTGGTCTTGGACGCAAAGTTACCAAAGAGCAGAGAAGCGGTAACGAGTTCGATCAGGCCAATCTTTTCAGATTGAGGATTCTGACCATTGGGTAGCCGAGTGTCCGCTGGGAAGACTTCCCCACCGAAGAACGCAGCAACGTTTTGAATACCATTAGTTAGCCAACCAGCCATGTTTTGTTTTTCTTTCCTTTTGTTCGTTTTATTGTGGTGTGTTAATTAAAAGAACTAGTTCAACATCTCAACGATAAGACCCTTAGCAACAACGTCATTAGCGCCGCTGGTACCAGTTTGGCCAGTGACCTTAATCGTGATTGCAGCAGTGTCCGTCTCAGCCCCAGTGGTGACTAGGGGAGTTACCGGAGTGGTGTCTACTAGACCACCACCAAAAACAACCTGGGTGCTGGACCCAGTTTTATAAACTTCAAGTTCAAGAGACCAGTTAACACCGTTGGTCGCAGCCGTTGGAGTGGCGACAACCTCAGACCCGAAGTAAAGCTTCATGGTCTTGTTGTGGGTGTTAGCGGCACAGGTACCCCAAGCACGAATCTTGAGACCCTTCTTTGCAGCGGAGAGCGTCTTAGCGGGTAGACTAAAGGTAAGAAGAGTATCTTCAGTAGTGTCAGCACCGTTACCAGTGCTCGTGGTGTTAACGCTCAGAACACCCTCAGGAACTACGGTACCAGTACCAAGGCCAGCTTGAACGGCGGGGCTAATGGAAACGTTACCGGTGAATAGCTTATTTAGAACTGATCCATCAATGAGTCGAAACCCATTGGGGAACGGATTAAAGTTTGGCACAGTTGCCATTTTGCGTCCTTCTCCTTCTTTTTCTGGTCGGTCAAGTCAAATCTTAGGGGCAGTGACCAGCTCCCCTTCTACTTAAGTGTATCCTCAACATTTTTTAAGTCTTGTTGAACAGACTCAGTAACCGAATCGATTTTATCGACAATTCGTTTAACGATAAGACCGGCAACGGCGACAATAACAGCAATGGATACGACACTAATAAAGAAGATCATTTAGTAATTTTCCACTTAGGATATTTCAAAGTAATTACTTTGTAACAATCTTGCTCTTTTGGCGTATAGGATTTACCGATATGAACGAGTTTACCGTCTACGTACCATTCAAGATCGCTCATCGACCTAGCCAAGCTCCGTTACCCATAGGGAAGTTTGATGCACCTGCAGCGCGTTTCTTTAGTTGAAGATCAACAACACTGTTAGACTTGTCCGCAATCTTTCGACGACCTGTGATCTTGTCAAACAACTCGCTCAGACCCCAAACAAGAGCGTCCACACGATCAGGGGAACCATTTGAGATGTTACGTAGGTTATCAATCGAAAAAAGACACATCTGATCTTCTAGTTGATTGAAGTTACCCACGTGATGTACTCGGTTCTGTTCGTACAGGGCAGAGATGGGGTCCGCTCGAACAACTTTACCACGAGATGCATGTACTAGTTTGACGGAGGCAGAGCGATCAACTGTTTTAATGGTGGATTCAACCATCTCGCCACCTTGATTCTTTTCCGCTACGATCTTGTCCGCTTCCCATTTACGATAAAGTCCCACAGCCCTCTTAGCCCACTCCTCTGGGGAGCCTCGTAAAGAGCCGTCTTCAAGTACGTAACAATAATCCCGTGTTCGTCGGAGCCTTCATTGTTGCTGACGGCTGGGTCCACTGCGACCAAGACACGCTCCAAGTCCAAGGGTACATCGGGTCTGCGGTTCTCATCAATCTTTTCTCGGTTCCACAGGGCTCCGGGGATATCATTAAGGATTTCTCCGTTAAGCTCTTGGCGACCAAGCCTGGTACCACCATATCTCTCGTAAAGCTGCTTGATCGTGTTGGCAGCAAGGTTCGATTGGTTGTCTAAGGTGGCCCCTCGCGTAACGACAGTGTCTGCATCGCCCATAAG